TCTCCGTCAGGATAGGGAGGGTGTTTGGAAATCCAATCGCTTTGATTGGTGTTCAGTTTGTTGGTCCACTCCTTGTAAGTGACACTCGGAGTGGGAGTGGGTTGAGGGGAAGGCGTGGGAGAAGGGGTTGGTGATGGCAACGTTGTTTTAACGAGATCGTTGTCCCCGGAATAGCCTTGCGAGGGTGCGGTATCCCAATCGATCATGTACCAGTTAACATTCGTGCCGTTCAAAGGCGCTTGTGTCGGACCACTAACAACAATACCCACATCGCCGGGATTATGAACGCCCAGAACTGACCCTGCTGGAGCAGACCGGACATTAAGTACCGCGGTAGGGGTTACGGCATCGCCAGCCTTGAACTTGTTTCCTGGCTGTGGTGTCGGTGTGGGAGAGGGTGAAGGGGAGGGAGAGGGACTAGGAGGCGTGACCGTTGGAGCAGGCGTTGGTCCTGCATCTCCTGCAGACTGGAAAGCCCCCAGGCTGTTCCCGCTGCGACCATACAAGTCAACATTATAGCCAGCAGGTACCGCAACCGCTTTGCCTTTTGTCCAAGAGTGATCAGATAATTCAAATGCTTTTTCATAACCGATTGGCGAGTAACCGACCGGAGCGCCAGTTGTCACGCGCGTAGCCGGAGGATTCCCAGAACCTTTCACCCACGTCTTATCGCCAGAAGTAACGAAAGGTGAAGCGGAATTGATAATCTGATTGGTTCCGATGCCGGTCGAAGAAAATCCATTGTTATTCACGCCCTTATCCCAGTTCGGAAGATAATTGACGAACAGATTATTCACCACCGCGCTGCCGCTAGCAGTGGAGGTGCCCGGCCCGAGGTTATTCGACTTATTAAAATCAACGAAAGTGTTGTGATAAAGGAAAACCTTGCCAAAGCTAGCACCGTTTTGCAGCTGGATCGGTGTATTGCCAGTCTGACAATCGCCTTGAAACATAATGCATCCGTAGACCAGGAAATTATCTCCAGGCTGTTCCTGATCGAAGAAGATTCCTTCAGAGGTTACGTTAGCGATTACACAATAGCGGACAGTCCCGTTGTACAGCATTCCGCCGCTATAGATCACATCAGGATGGGGATCTTGACTGTTTCCCGAATAGACAATATTTGAGCTCGCATTGAAAAGGTAGCTGTACTCGATGACAGACCCTTGATTTCCCTTCCAAGTGAATAGAAGAGCATCAGTGTCATGAACCGCACACCCAGAAATCGTCGAATAAGGCGGAAAATGGATTCCGTCCGCTTCCTTCTTACTCGAATTGATTCCTGGACCGTTGACATCCACATTCCGCACGGTCAGGTTGCCGACGCTGCCGCCAGCATCGATCCCCTTGGCACCGCTAGCGTGACTGATTTTAATCCCGAACTTGGTTGGCAACCCTGGCGGTTTCCACTCGTTCCCATCAATAGTCACATAACGCCCGCTGACTCCCCAGCCGCTACTAAAGACCGCTTGAGTGTCCATACTGGCACTCCAATCATTGTCGACCCCATGATCAGCCGTGGTCGCTTTTTTGATTGTTACCGGAGCAGTGGCATTGCCCGAGACCGTGATGGCGAATCCATTTCCGTAATTGCCTCCAGCCAACCAGAGAGTATCGCCCGGCCCGCAACTGTTAACCAAATTTGTCCCGCCTGCGGACGCCCACGATGAACCATCTCCAGTCCCGCCAGGCTTGGTGTATTTATTAGCCGCATCAACAGAAATGGCGGCAAAAAGAATCCAAAAGGGAAGAGCGAATTTAATGAGAAGCATCAGGGGGTTTTTTAGAGTTACCGTTTTTGGTTTCAACGTATTTATCGAAAGATCGCAGACCGGACAAGCCAAAGACCAATGCCGTCACCGACTGAAAAAAAGTGCCTAAAAATTTGTAGCCTTTAAGGTGTTCCTCCACCCCCAGCCATCCGTAGATTCGGGAAGTAATAGCCAAAACCAGAACGATCAATGGCATGGTGAGAAAAGTGATCACCGTGCCCCAGCACAATAATAATCGCCATCTTGGCTCTGCCATCACCAGTATTCGAATTCGCGTGCCCTCGATTTGTTCTCCAGCCCGCAATAGGCCCATCCATGCCGACTGAAGATCTTAATAGTGCTGGTAAGCTCTTCCCCCGACACCTGAGGTGACAATTCCCACGCCGCGCCGTACCAGAAAAGCGATGGCGCCGAATCACCAAAACAGTAACAGCGAACAAACTGATCCAAACCCGTTTTGGCCAATGCCTCGATAGTATGCCGGGCCCGTAATTCCATGAAAACGTTGTGAAGTGCATCCGCCGCGCGACGATTGACCTGCACTCGTTTAACCCAAAATTCAGGGAAATAAGCAGATCTGAGCGGAAACGGCAGCCTTAAAGAATGAAGATTGCGACCTTCCCAAGCACTGGTCGGCCGGCCGGTATTCACATCCAAATCGAACAACCCGAAAAGACTGTTCATGTCCTCGAGACGATCAATCTTGGGATTGAGTTTAACGGCTCGCATCGTCTAACGCTCTTTTAATTTGTTCTTTTGAACCCGCTTTACTGGCGAACCGCGAACCATCTCGGAGTTCGCGGCCATAGTAATGTCGCCGGGTTTGAGCAGCGTGTTCTCTAGCACGCTGCTCGCCCTCAGTTTTCTTGGTTTTAACGATAATCTGCACTAGGAAAAACGGTTAAAACATTCCCAAACCGCCTTTGCCAGCGCCAGCGGCAAGCCCGGGTCGCATCGCCGCAGAGGAACCCGGTGCCGGAGCCGTACCTGCGCTAGTTCCAGCATCTTCGGCGGCTTCCTGCGCGGATGATTCATCGACCGGCTGACCATTGACCGACTCGATCTTAATGTTGGCGTTTTCGGCGTCAACCGATTGCACCGTTCCATCGACCGAGTAGCTAACGCTATCACCTTCGGCCGGCGGGACACCGTCCTCCGATAACAGATCCAGGGGTACCCGACAGACATAACCGCTGTTGTCTGACTTGGGAGTGACGTTGACTCCAATTAATGCTGCCATAGACAAATCCCTTCAGTAAATTGTTTTTCATCCGTAATATAAAACATATGGGTAAACCTTTTATTGATCGGACAAACCAAATTTTCGACTTTTGGACTGTCACCGGACCACATAAACCCGTCCCAAGATCGGATGGGCGCGGCAACCGTACACTTTGGTTCTGTACTTGCCAGTGCGGAAACACTGCGTGGGTTGACGCCACTAACCTCAGAGGAGGCACTTCGACTAATTGTGGATGTCAGCGGGAGACCAAATCGACCAAACAACAAGCCGCTCGAAGTGCCAGCGGTAAAGCTAATACAACACACGGCATGAGCCAGACCAGAGTTTACAAAATCTGGCGCGGAATGCTGGAACGTTGCAATACCCCTTCTGTCGGCTACTCCTATCAATTTTACGGAGCCAAAGGCATTCGAGTCTGTGAACGTTGGAAGAAATTTGAAAACTTCCTTACCGATATGGGCGAACCACCTTCGGACACTCACGAAATAGAACGTAAAAACCACCTCGGCGATTACACCCCGGAAAATTGCGAATGGATTCCCGGTAAACATCAAAACCGAAACACCCGGCGCAACATCAGAACCCCCAAAGGTGAGGCTCTTTCGACCTTCGCCGAAAGAAACAAACTCACTCATCAAGAGTACCAAGCCTTGCATTATCAGTTTGCCCGAAAAGGACTTCCCTTTAACAAGTCCCTTGACTTAATCAAAGAGAAGTTCCATATTACACGTGTTCTTGATTAACCAAATGGAATTATGTCCCGGTGTAGGCTGTCTTGGTTTGCAGAACGATTCCGTTCCACGTGCTGAGACAGACCGCATTGTAGAAAGTCTTCCAAACATAAGTGGAAAACTGGCCAAACGGGTTAGCACTGTCAGGATCAGTAATTGTATACACTTTTGGCTTAGGCGGATTTTCCCCCGAAAGCTTAGGAGCCGCAAACGCGTCTTTTCCGAAGACCAGGGCCGCGATGACAGCGCCTCCAGGCACGGGTGTGCCTTCGGTGCCGCCAGAAGTCTGATAGCAGGGATTGGTCGCGCGAACGACTTTGATGCCGGAAAGCGTTCCAATTTCGCCTTTCCAGATCTGGTCCGGCTTATTAAATGCACTGGCATAAACCCAAGCGCTTCCTTGTTCCTCAATCAAATCGCGTTCCTGTTCAGGAGAAACAACAGCAACATAAGTGCCGTCATCGAATTCCTTGGCTTTCTGAACCCGGAGCTTGGTCACGGCGTCGATCAGATCGTCACCGGAAAACCGTCCGGTCGCGCCAGTTAACGCCGCCAGCGTTGTCCAGTCAACCGCCGTCCCGGCATACATCCGGCCGAATTTGGTCGGTTCTTCGACTGATCCCATAATGCACGCATCGCGAATCAACGTATCACACCATAATGCAGCCTCTTCCCCGAATTTTTCCATCAAGGCGTCACCAGTATTCAAAAATTCCGTCTCATCGACGATATCCGATACCTGGGCATAACCGCCATATTGCTGGAGTGAGCGAGTGACAAACTCGAAAATGAGTTTGTATGGCGCATTAGTCGGCGGGGTGCCTTCCGTTAAGGTGATGACATTGGCAATGGATGCCGGAGGTGCCCGGAACATCCTCATCGTCTTACTGCCCTGGCCGACCGGAATTTCCGCCGGATAGGCATATTGATAGAGCTGAAGCTTGTCTACCTGATGCTCCAGCAGCTTTTTTGCGAAATAAATCCGATACTCTGACGCTTTATCAGTACTGGTGACCGCGCCATAGATCGGTTGATTGACCGTAGTTGCCATGATGTTTTAGAGCGCTAATTTTTTAGAGCCACCCGGTAGTGTCTTTGCTTTTCTTCGATGCAGCCAGCAAGTGCTTGCGCATATCGGCAGAGGAAAGGCGGGCGAAATCAGCCACTGAGCTGATTCCCCCCTCACCTAACCGTCCTGGCACACCGCCAGAGATCGAAGTCAGTCCACCAAAACGTTGTAGCTCTTTTTTCAGTTGGGAATTCTCTGTCTGAAGACTCTTCACGTCCTCTTCCAGAACCTGCCGTCTAGCTTCGGAATAAGCGGCATAAATGCCTTGTGGATGGTCGGCGTAAGCATTTCCATCAGGGCCAGCAAACAATTGACGCAGCTTAGCATCGAGCCGGGAACCGGACTTCATGAAATCAGGGTCGCGCTGACGAATATCAGCTTCTCCCTGTTCCCACATAGCCCTATGCTCTTTAGTCCCGCGTTTCGGAAGCTCAACCACCATTTTAGAGGCACGTTCTTCGGCCTCCATCGCAGCAATCTCGGCATCCGCTTTCGCTACCAATTCAGCCCGGCCGGGGATTACCCCCTCGTCGGCTTCTCTTTTCCAATCCTCTCTGAATCTCTTCAGATCGCTGAGGTTATAATCACGTTTTGGCTTCTTGGACTCCTCGAACTTGGCTCGCTCTTGAGCAAACGCTGCTTGTTGAGCTCGAAAAGCCTCATGCTGCTGCTTGAATGCCTCGCGTTGCGCGTGAAACTCTTTTTTCTCGCGCTTCGTCCGCTCATATCGGGATTCCTGCTTTTGTTGCTGGTGAGATTTTGGCCTGTTATCGCCATTCTGCTCACTACCATTTGTTCCACGTGGGACATTTTCCTCCGTCGAATCGGTTTCAACAGCAGCTGAGCTTTCTTCGCGGCCAAACTCGCGGCTCGGCGCACTCTCAAAAGCTTCTTCGCTACTGGCGGTACCCTGCGGTCCGCTCGACATGGAAACTATCTCACTCATATTCCAATCGCTATCTTCTGATGGCTGAATTTCCGCCGCTCAAATTGAACCTCCGGCCATCAATTGGGGCTCGTTGCGACGGTAGCGGCTCGACATCCTCGTC